GCTTATGCAAATCAGATGATGGTTATGGCATGGCAGCTTTTTACGAGGAAGGATGGCTGAGTTACCAAAAAACATTAGGAAAGTCGGTGGTGAAATGGTCGCCGCTAGAAGCCCTTTTGCTCGTAGGGTGTTACTTCCAACGGAAGCCGATCTCTGTAATGCTCTCGGAATAACAGAAGAAGAATATTTCCAATTTTTAGAAGGTGTAGCAGCAAAAGTAAAAGAACGACCAGCAGCTTATGACTTAATTCCTGACATTAGATGCGATCCTGTCTCTTTAGGATTAGCAACACAAGTAGCAGGAGGCGGACTAAGTTTAACTTTTCTTGGACAAGTTGCTGTTGGTGTTGCCTTAACTGCTGCAAGTGCCTTATTAACACCAAAGCCTCCAAGCATGAAGCAAGGCTCACAGCAAAGAACAGCAGATATAGGTGGTACTAAAAAGTTTGCACCGCAATTTAGTTTTAATAGTGTTCAAGATTTAGCAAATTTAGGGGATTTAGTTCCTCTTATTTTTACTAATCGTCAGTTAGTAACTGTAAATAATATTGCACACACTTATGGAGGTGTTCGTGTTAATTCACAACTGATATGGTCACAAATGGTTAGCTTGGGCCGCTACCAACAATTAAAAGTACTGGCTTTGTTTTCTTTAGGAGATATAGAAAAGATTCCAGATTTTAGAGGGTATGCAATAGGTGATTTGTTAATAGAAAATTATCATTCAGAAAAGATTTTAAAAGCAACCTATGGAATAAACAATTTTTCTGGTGAGCAGCCTCCTCACGATGGAGGGTTGGCTTATTACACCAATAGTATTCCATTTCAAAGAAATGGAGGCCATTTTCCAGATTCAAAAAATGTTTTTTTAATTGACGATAAAAGACATTTTTCTGGAACAAGAAACCCAACGACACAGGCAACATTTGGATTAAGCAATCCAATGCCTAATGCCACTCCTTATAAATTGCCTTATGAATTAGTTAGAACAGCCAGTGATATAAGTAGCGATGACGCAAGACCAGCAGGAAGAATAGCACTTAAGAAAAGAAGAAAACTTCTTGGAGCGTGGCCTATGGGAGCTGGATTTATGAATATTACGGGAGGCAAACATGATGTTGAAGTACAAAAAGGTACAGAGATCTATTATCAAATTACTGGATCGACAGATTCTCAAGGCACTCCATATTCAGGTCAGGCTTATCAACAAAGCAGTAGTGATCCAAACTTAACAATGGACCCTCATGGAGTAGAAGACGTTAATGCTGCTACAAAGACAGTTAGAGAAGCTACTGATTCATATCTTGCGATAGGAGAGCAGTATATGGCTGGAACAGCTTTAGTGTCTTGCGTTAACGTGGAAGAAGGTGGAAAAACAATCACTGGAGCACCGTGGGATGGAACTGAAGTTAGAACGTTTTCCTTTAAGGTTGTAGAGCCTGGAAGAATTAATACTGTGCTTTATGGTGATTTAGCAACTCACTTAACTAATCCTCGTTGGAAAACACCTGAAAAAGGCTTTCCAAACGCTGCTTTTTTTACTGTTCGTGCAGGAGATCAAAATAAATTTTATTATGAGCAAGATTATCAAGATATTTACGATGCCTTTCAGCAGTTGACTTTACAAAAAGTTAATTTAGGAACTATATCTAATAATAGAAAATGTCACATTACAGAAATAGGTATTAAATCAAAAGTATTTAAACAAATTCAATTTGCAAATGTTAATAGTAAACCTTCAGAAGACGAACTTTATAAAATTTATGATAATAGATCTAGCTTACAACTTGGAAATATAAACAAGTATATTACTAGGTATAGTTTCTTTAAATTACAAGTAAGAAAAAGTGGTGAAACTAATTGGACAACGTTAACACCTAATCAAAATACAAAAGCACACACTGGCTTATTTTGTGTACGGGGTAATACTCCAGAATTTCAATATAACTATATAAGAATTGAACAACCTGATTATGATCAGTATGAATATAGATTTTTACCTCATCCTGGTGCTGCTGTAGTCAAAGATGTAAAAGCCCTTGCAGACAGCGAAAGGACAGAACTTGTTTATGTAATGGTATTAAACGCAAACGCAGTAAGAGAAGAAACTGTTCTTGAACAATTTAATTGTAGTGTTAATGGAAAAGATTATTCTGTTAAATTTGCAGGGGATAAATATTATTCTTTAACTGAAAAAGTTTTAAGTAATAGAGAATGGAATTTAGGAGAACCTAGCAGTATCACAACACAAGCAGCATCCATTAGGGTTACTGGTTTTAGTAAAAATAGTTTTGGAAATTACCCTGGTGCTTCAATTAGTAACTTACCAATAGCAAGACAAAGTCAACGAATATTTACGGATTACATATTGACTCCCCATTATGGAAGTAACTATGTATCAGGACACGGTACAGTTATTGTTGCTTATAGAAATCGACCTAACCCAGGGCAAACTATTTGGTGGTTATACATTAATGGAAAAGATATAGCTCAAATGATAAACCAAGAACAGTTCCATGATGGAGCTGGAACTTGGTTAAAACCTGCTACAGATAGGCAAAGTGATGTTGCTGTTTACTATGGAAATGATCATAGTAGAGTCGAATTTCACTACACGACAACAAGTAACGCTGGAGGTAAATTTACTCCTAATAGTTTTAAAGCCTTACATCCAGGTGGTACTGCTGATAGACCAATAGAATTATGGAGTGTTAACAGAGACGAGCAAAAAGATATAACTGTACCACCGACATTTCAAGGTGTTGTAATGCTTGATGGGGGAGAAGGGTCAGCTATGGAAGTTGATTTAACGGTGTATAAAAGTGGAGCTAACTTTTATGCGCAATGGGAATTGCATGATGTAGGTAATAACGCATACGAAAACAATGATGTTGTGTATATAGATGCAGGAAACGACACTATTGATCATTTAGGTTTAGATACTGATATTGAATTTCAAGTAAAAGTTGATGAAACTGGAGCACAAAGTAGTGGTACTATTCTTGACAAGTTAAATCCTTACGATGCTGCTGCTGACATGTGGCAATACGAAGGAGATAAAGGAAGTCATCTAGACGGGCCAGAACATCAAATAACATACTGTAATGAAATAGTTAAAACAGGCGATAGTTATGCCAGTGCTCCTGCTTCTTATGAAGATTTAGCTTATGCAGGGTTAAGGATTAATAGCTCAAAAGAATGGACAAATTTTAGTCAATTTTCTGCTTACTTTAAAAAAGGAATTAAGGTTAAAAGCTTAATAGATGGAACTCAAAAAGCAACAAGTTTATTCCCTGAAATTGCTTATGCCTTGCTGACAGATAAAAGGTTAGGAGCTGGAAAAGTTATTAGTGAGTCCTCTGTTGATGAAGGCAATATGGAAATTGCAGCAAGATTTTGTCAGGCGAATGGTTTTTTCTGGGACGGGGTGATCTCATCGAAAGTAAATTTAAGAGAATTTATTTATCAACAAGCTCTTTATTGTTTATTAGATTTTACGATTATTGGAGGGAAATTTAGTTTATTCCCTGCTGTTCCTTTTAATTATGATCCCGTTACAGGAGCAGGTGATTTCACTATTAATCTTCAGGGTAAACCAAAAATTAAAGCAATGTTTACTGATGGAAATATCAGTGACTTAAGTGTTTCTTTCTTATCTCCAGAAGACAGGCAAGCTTTTAAAGCAAATGTTCTTTATCGTGAAGAAAAAGAGAACGGATTCCCTGAGACAAAATCTGCTGTTATTCGTTTAGCTGGGTCAGAGCATATAGATGATCCATTAGAAACTTTTGATTTAAGTGGTTTTTGTACTAATCGTATTTCTGCTTTATGGTTTGCTCGATATACTTTAGCGTTACGAAAACATTTAGATCACACAGTAAGTTTCAAAACTGCTCCTCATTACATTAACGGCGTTAGACCTGGCGATTACATCAGAGTATTTTCAACAACGCAACACGTTCAGCGGTTTAATAATGGGGCAATACTTGAAGATGGAACTGTTGTAAGTAAAGACAGTATTAGCGGCAGTAAAACTTTTTATTATTGGAATCCGTCAACAATAGTAGCTGGCGAAATAATGCCAGTAACAGAAGCCACAGTAGATTTTTCCAACACAAATGCTGTTAAGGCTTTTGCTGGTTCGTTATTTACAATTAAAGAAGAAGAAGCATCAGATCAGTGCTACAAAGTAGAAAGTATTACTTTTGGAGATGATGGTCTTGTGGAATTAACTGGTTCGTACGCAGAATTAACAGATGACGGTAAACTAGCAATGTTGCAAAACTGGTCTGGTGATTCAAGCATTGCAAATAGAGTCTTCCAGCCAGAGGATTAATTAATGGCAAATCCAAAACCATTTCCACAAATAGTTCCAAGCTCTAGAAGCTATAACCCTGGAACGTATCCGAGCACAAACTTTGAATCGTTAGACGGTACGAAGACGCATATTCGCTATAGCAATAGGCGGGTAAATGCCACTCTGTCTTTAGGTTTTTCAAATATTACTGATGCTGAAGCTGCCTCAATTTTAGATAATTATGAAGAAGTAAATAGTGTTTGGGATTATGTTGAATTTGGTTTTGCGGCTTTTGCAGGAGCTTTAGGAGGAGTTGATCGTATTGGTCGAAGCCAATATAATTTTGCGTTAAGTAAATACATTAGAGAAGAGGACAACAAAACAGTGAGACCATCTGGCTTAAAATGGCGTTATTCTGGACCTCCAAGCGTTACAAGTGTTCGACCAGGAATTAGCAATGTAAGCTGTAGTTTTGTTGCTTGCTTGGATGCACCCATATAATAAGAACAACGTATTGATTTTTTAGGTCGTGCCTTTTTATAGCGGAAAAGATGGACAGTTTCTTATTGACGGCAATAAAGCCGCAAAAGTCCAGTCTTGGTCTTTTTCTAGTTCACAAGCTGTTCTTGAAACAACATCTCTCGAAGATACAGACAGGACAGTAATTGCAGGTATTCGTAGCTATTCAGGTAGTGCTAGGTTGTTTTATTACGAAGCTAATGCTGGCTCTGGAGGGGATGTAACAACACTAATTAATAAATGTATAAAGGGTGCTGCAGCTCAGTCAAATACGACAGGAAGTGGTGTGGCTGATTCCTCTAGCAACTTACAACTAATGCTGAAAATAGGAACAGGGAGTAATGCACGTTTCATTAATTTTGTTTGTTTTATTACTGGTATATCAATGAATAGTGCTGTTGGTGAAGTATTAAGTGCCGATATTAGTTGGGAAGCAGATGGAGCACCTACAGATGTAGCAATTTGATTATGGGTGTTTATTTTGGGCAGTCGGGTGAAATAGCTCTTAAAAGAGATGCACTTCAGTCTGCTTTGCAGACGAAGTTAGATCCTTTTGATGTAAACACTTCAACAAAGAGATTTAGTGTTGACCATAGTTCTGGTTCGTTGTTGACAGGAGATGAAGTAGAAATAGAGACAGTTAATGAATCAACTCTTGAATTAGTTAATGGTCATAATTATCCAGATGGCAAATGGTTTATAAATGTTGATCCTGTGGGTGGTATTCGTCTATATGACACGTTCCCAAAAGCAATAGAAGGATTACAGGCAAATGCTTTAGCACTTGTTACTCCTAGTGCTGCAAAAGATATTTTAATAAGAACTAAAAATGAAAGGTATAGGCATGTTGCCAATGTTCGAGATTTTGAAATGACAACGAGCAGAGAGCAGGTTGATTTAACAAATCTTGGAGATGAATTTAGAAATCAATATGAATCTGGATTAATTAGTGGTCAAGGGACGATGAGTTGCATTTGGGAGCATAGCTATGACACAGGAGATAGAAAGAATGAATACGGCAGCGATCCAGAATTTCCTTATTATCTTGCTCAGTTAATTGTTAGGACGCAACAAGGGTCAGACTTTGATGGTTTGTTCTATCTCTACCGTGATCCAAATAATTCTGCTAAAAACGTTTATTACGAAGCAAACTGCATCATTACTAATGTTGCTGTAAGTGTTACTCCTGCGGAAGTTATTGAGACTAGAGTTGAATTTGTAACCAATGGAGTTATCGGATTAAAGACTGGAGAGACTGCTGGTTATCTATTACAGGAAAATGCAGATAAGGTTCTTCAGGAAGATGAAAGTCCCATATTGCTCGAACAGGTTTAAACTATTGCTAATGGTTTTTAGTTAGTAGTCAATGGCTGATCTACAGATAAGCAATCTGCCCGCTTTAGCGGAAGCAGGTATTCAAGCAACTGACGTACTTGCACTTGCAGACTTGAGTGCAACTGAGACAAAGAAGGTAACTGTTAAAGATTTAGTTGCTGCTGCTGTAGCACTTTTAGATTCTGGAGATATTCCTGCTGCCAAGGTTGCAACGCCTTTTGCTGCTAATGCCGTAGCGACAGCAACGATCCAAAATTTAGCCGTAACTGCTGGAAAGATTGCAAATGGAACAATAACTGCAACACAGATAGCAAACGCAACAATAACTGCAACCCAGATAGTTAATGACACAATCACAGCAACCCAGATAGCTGCTAATGCGATAACTGCTTCTGAACTTGCTGATGATGCTGTTGATACTGCTGCTATTGCTGATCTTGCTGTTGATAATGCCAGAATTGCTAATACAACAATTGCTTATGCAAAATTAAATTTAGCTGATGGAGATATACCTGGGGCAAAACTTACAAGTGCAAGTGTTACAGCAGCTCAATTAGCAACAAACTCTGTTACTGCTACAGAACTTGCTGATAATGCTGTTGATTCAAATGCAATTGTTAATGGGGCAGTCACAGGAACGAAAATTGCAAGCAATACTATCGCTGCTGGAAATATTGTTAATAACACAATTACAGCAGCACAAATAGCAAATGGAGCAATTGGTGCAAATCAGATAGCAGCAGGAGCAGTAGACGCATCAAAATTGTCTGGGGCACTAGCTGCAACTTCGATTGCTAATGATGCTGTTTCTACTCAAAAAATACAAGATGACGCTGTTGATAGTTCTAAACTTGCAGCAAACGCTGTTGATGCAGCAGCTTTAGCGGATAACGCTGTTGATTCTGGAGCAATAGCTAGCAATGCTGTTATAGAAGCGAAAATAGCTGCAAACGCTGTAACTAATGCCAAGATTACTGATGGCACGATTACAGCAGCGAAGTTAAATACATCGAATATTGATAGATCGTTAAATGTAGCAAGCGGAAATCTTGGAATAAATAACACAGTTACGGCTGCTACTCGTTCAGGAATCACATACAACGCCCAAGGACTAATCACTGGAACGGCTGCCCTTGCTGCTGCTGATTTACCTGTTGCTACTACATCTGCTGTTGGTGGTGTTTCTGTTGGGACTGGGTTAAGTGTTAGTGGGGCAGGTGCATTATCTCTTACTAATAGTGTTACTGGAGCAACTGTTAGTGGGATAACTTTTAACGCACAAGGCATGATTACGGCTGCCACTGCCTTAATCGCTAATGATCTTCCTGTTGCAACTACAAGTGCTAAAGGTGCAGTACAGATAACATCTGGAGGAGGTCTGTCTGTTGATGGTTCTGGTAATTTAACAACTTCAACAAGTGGAATTAGTGCTGGAACGTATCAATCAATCACTGTAAACAATAAAGGTGTTGCAACAGCAGGTGCAGCATTAACGGCTGCATTAATTCCTAATCTTGCTGCAAGCAAAATAACCAGTGGAAGTTTCGATGCTGCGAGAATTGCAAATGATTCAATTGATGGTTCAAAGCTAAGTAATACTTCTACAGCAGTCTTTCAATCTATAGCTCAAAGTGGTTATCCAACGGCTCAGTTCTCAGGCCAAATTCTTTTTGATACTGTTTCTGAGGATGCCTTCATCTGGGATGGCAACGCTTGGCAAGCTATTACCACGCTGACAAAAGGAAGTCTCGTTTTTGGTGGAACGTACAACGCTGGGACAAGCCAGATGGTCGCAACAACCTCGGCTGGTATCGCTGCGGGTTTAGCCGTCGGATCCAACCTACCCACTCCTTCAGCAACGACCGATGGTGTTTATGTCGTAGTTGCTAGTTCTGGAACGCCAGCTTCTCCTGCTCCAGCTATTGCTTTTGCTCCTCCTGACTATATCCTTGGGGTGACCAACTCGGCTGGATCGTCATGGAACGAGGTAGACCTTTCACAGACAGTGGCAGGTCAGGTTGCAAGCAATATAACTTTCACACCTTATGGTCAGTTAAGTGCAACTAATGTACAAGATGCACTTCAAGAATTAGAGACAGAAAAACTAGCAAAAGCAGGCGGTACTGTCACAGGTGAGCTTTTAATTGGTAATACTGGAAGCTTTGTATTTGAAGGAGCTACTGTTGACGCATTTGAGACAAGATTAACAGTTGCCGATCCAACAACATCGGACAAAGTTATCACTTTGCCGAACGTAACTGGAACAGTAATTACAACTGGAGATACTAATACTGTTACCAAAGATATGGTTGATGGAAGTTTAATAAATACAAACATAGCTGCTAATGCTGATATTGCGTTTACAAAATTAGCTGCTTTAACTTCTGCTCAAATTCTTGTTGGTAACGGGTCGAATGAGGTTACAGCAGTAGCAGTCACAGGAGATATAAGCATAAATAATGCTGGCCTGACAGCAATTGCAAGTGGCGTAATTGTTAATGCAGATATATCAAACTCTGCTGCAATTACAGGGTCGAAAGTAACTACTGGAACGACAAGTGCTGTCGGTGTCTTGCAGCTAACTGACTCAACTTCTAGTACCAGCGCAACTACAGCCGCTACTCCTGCTGCTGTGAAGACAGCCTTTGATTTGGCTACAACTGCTAATACAAATGCTGCAAATGCTGCTCAGACCACAGGAACTACATTTACAGGCAATGTCATTATTGATAATGCAAAAGAATTAAGACTAAGTGAGGCTGATAGCGATGGAGCACATTTCACAGGCTTTAAGGCTCAAGCTCAATCAGCAGATATAACTTATACCCTTCCTGCAACAGCACCTACTACAGGTCAAGTACTCAAAAGTGGCTCTACAGCTACAACTTTGGAATGGGGATCAGATAGTGCAACTGACGCAACAAAAATGCCTCTTACTGGTGGCACGTTCACAGGAGATGTCACTTTTACTGGGGACAGTTCAAATGGGTCATGGGATAAAAGTGCTAGTTCATTTGTTGGAGCGTTAAATGGTGTAGCTACTCAAGCGACAAACATAACGACAGTTGCAAATAATACAACCAACAATACGTTCTATTTGATATTTGCTGATGGACAGACAGGATCACAACAGGCAGAAACTGATATTGGTTTAACTTATAATCCTTCAACAGGAAGACTCACATCGACAAGTTTTAGCG